CCCCTAATATTTTCGTTCCGCAATCCATTTATCAGGATTACTCATGTAATTCTCGATTTCATCTGGGAAGATAGAATAGATTTTTTTGTCTTTAAGAACTTCAAACACAACCCCAGATTTTTCTATGATTTTTAAGTAGTTAAGCATATGCATTTTTATATCTTCAATTAGTTTACCAGTAGCATCCATTTTGTGCCTCCTAAATTTGAGCCGTTTGAATGAGTTTCATAAAAACATCTTTACTGATTAGTAATCGCTTCTCTCCTATTTCAAATACCCCTGGGAATTTACCTTGCCGTGCCAACTTGTAGCCTAGATTACGGCTTATTCCCAACATTGCCGAAGCTTCCTCTACTGATAGTGTTAATTTGTTTTCCTGTCTTTTGCTAACCATGTTTTTGTGTCCTCCTATCTTTTAATTATTCTACTTGTATTATAAACTATAAACTCTAATTTGTCAAGGGGTATTTATTGAATATATTAAAATATTTTAATCGTAGTAAAGCCCCTATACCCAACCGCAACTTCTATTATAGCGGAATAACCCCTCCCAGTATGAATACTGAGGGGTTTCTTAGCGCATACTCACAAATTGGCTGGCTTCACGCTGTTGTGTTTCGTATAGCTCTTGGCTGTAGTGAAGTTGAGTGGACATTATTTGACACAAGTAACCAGGATAAACCCAAGCAGATATTCAAACATCCTATTTTAACGCTCTTAAAGCAAGTCAATCCTTTTCAGACTTCCAATGAATTTATAGCTCTAGATACGATTTACAACGAACTAATTGGTGAATCGTTTTGGGCTTTAAACTTTAATGCTTTAGGTGAGCCTGCCGAAATAATTTTACCCTATCCGAATAAAATGTCCATTGTCCCTGCTAAGAACTTCCCTTTCGTTAAAGGTTATGTCTATGGGACAGGGGCAGATGCAGTTCCCTTTGATGTAAACGAGATTATACACTTCAAATATCCAAATCCTCTTAATCAGTACAGAGGATTAGCACCGGCAAAGGCTATTGGAATTAACCTTGATGCCGAACAGAACGCTGACAAGTGGGTTAATCAGTTCTTCTATAACTCTGCTAGGCCGGATGGGGTTATTCATTTTGATTATGACCTTAGTGATGAACAATATAGCAGATTGCAAAAACAATGGAGTTCAAATTATAGGGGAGTTAATAAAGCTCACCAAATAGCTATCCTTGAGGGTAAAGGGTCAACATATACACAAATCCAGAACACCATTAAGGATATGGACTTCCCTAACTTAAAGCAAAAGAACAGGGATGTTATTCTAGGTGTATTTGGTATGCCGCAATCCGTAATGGGCATATCTGAGAACGTCAACAAGGCTAATGCCGAAGCTGGTGATTATACTTTTGCTAGATGGATAGTCAAGCCAAGATTAGACTGGAAGAAAGCCAAGATACAAGAACAGTTAATTCCTAAATTCAGACATTCAGAGAATCTTGAAATAGGTTTCAAGGAAGTAGTCCCTGAGACAACTGAGCAGAAGATTAGTGCTGCTGAATCTGGTATGAGAGCAGGGTACTTAACAATAAACGAAGCTAGGAAAACGCAAGGATTAGACCCTATTCCTAATGGCGATGTTTTGTTAGTGCCTCTTAATCTGATACCTACTCCTATTGTTGGGAGCAAGGTTGAACCACCTCCAACACCTAAATCAAAATCCTTAACCCCTGACCAGAAACGTCTACACTGGGAAGCCTACGCACAGAAAACAGAACGTCAAGAGGAAATGTTTAAGAGAGTATTTAATGACGTTTTTAGGAATCAAAGTAGCCTTATAAGCGACTATTATAGCACGAATGGTCAATTACCTACCTTGATTGACGAAGATATAGCGCCAAAATTTGAGACTGCTATACAGTTGGTTTATGAGGATGCTTTTGAGGGGGCAGTTTAAATTAAACCCTGTTTGTTAGCTTTTTGAAGCAATCAAACTTACCACAAGTTTTAGGTTTATAGTTAGATAAATGCTCATATTCTTTGCCACAGATAGGGCAAGTCGCTTTTATCCATTCTAACGGTAGTTTCTTTTCAATTCTACTGCCTATAGGCAAAGTTAATTCATGGTAATAATCTTCTCTATAATTACTCATCTTCTCTACTCCTTAACATATTGCAACTATTGCAAAATCTATCCACATTTAACTGATTTTTGTATTACAGGACAATATCTAAACTTATTACAATCCATCCCCCAAGTATAATGTGGTTTTTTATGAGGGCAATTTTCTTTAGAACAAGCATAAGATAGCGAGCAAGTAGCGTTCTTTTTATGTTTCATACTTATATTATAAACTACTTATTCTAATTTGTCAATACCCTAAAGGAAGATATTTTTATGATAGCTAGATGTCCACAATGTAATTCTGTATGGGTTTGCTGGAATTGGATAAATGCTTGGGGTGGAGACTTTGAAAAGTATGTTGAGATGAACCCTCACATTACTAGAGAAGAACTTAAAAAGACACAATGGGGGCATAAGTGTTGGAATTGTGGGGATGAACTTGGGGGGAGTTGTTTTGAGACTGAAAATAAAGTTACTAACGGTGTACCTTATTGGCTATTAAGATTATACGGGAAGATAAAATGGCGATAAAACAACTTGATTCTTATGCCCTAGAATGGATTAAACTCCGTTCTTTAACTCTAGCCAAGTCTATCAATAAGACTACACTAGAGGCTTTAAGGAATGAGTTAGCTTTGGGTTTTCAAGCAGGAGAATCTATACAGCAACTTACCAAGAGGATTGAGGGATACTTTGAGACTAATGCTAAAGCCAGGGCGGAGATGGTGAGTAGAACTGAAACAATAGCAGCTTCTAATGAAGGTGCTTTACATAGATACGAGGTTGAAAATGTGGGCAAGTCGGAATTTTATCCTAGCCCTGACGCTTGTGAGCAATGTTTACCTTTGGCTGGTGAATATATTACTAAGGATTCTCATGGCATGATACCAGTTCACCCTAATTGTAGGTGTGTATGGCTTCCAGTAGTGTAACAATAAAATCCTATCGCAAAGAACGAGAAAAGGAAATCCTTGATGACTTACAAAAGGGATTAGAAAAAGTAGGTCTAATTGTAGAACGTCAAGCCAAGATAAATGTTAGCCAATCTACAGGACATCCACAGGTTCAAACAGGAAGATTAAGAAGCTCGATAACTCATAACGTAAGCACTAATGAAGTTGAAATAGGCACTAATGTTTACTATGGCAAGTACCTTGAATTTGGTACTTCTAAAATGCCGAATTATCCTTGGTTGTTTCCTGCTGTAGAGTTAAAGAAATCTGAAATCATATCAGCCCTTAAGGGGCATGAATTTACAATAGAATAAACTTCTTGGAGGTGGTAATGGACACTATTTATAAGATTATAGAAGATTGTGAGGTTAAGAAAGTAGGTGAACGCCAATACGAATTCACCGCTTCAACCTCAACACAGGATAGAGACGGGGAGGTCATAGATGCTACTGGCTGGGATTTAAAGAATTTCAAGAAAAACCCAGTCATAATGTATGCCCACGATTATCGTACTCTACCTATTGGCAAGGCTTCAAGGGTTTGGTTGCATAATGGGACTCTGAAAAATACGGTAGAATTCCCGCCTGAAGGCACTTATGAATTCGCTGATATTGTAGAGAGACTGGTCAATACAGGTTACTTGAAAACTGAGTCAGTAGGCTTTATCCCTAAGAAATGGGAAGATGGCGATGGTGAGAAAGCCCCTAGACGGACTTACACCAAACAAGAATTACTTGAGATTTCAATAGTACCCATTCCCTCTAACCCTGATGCTTTAAGAAACGCTGTCGAAGAAGGAGTAATTACAACTAAACAATTCGAGGCTATCACTACAGATTTAGAACCTGATGATGAGCCTGAGATTATAGAAGATAAAGAGGTTATAACCAAACCAGAAGAAACAGACGAGTTTATCCGTATCCCCGTTAGAGATTGTAAAGTAACAGCTACAATAGACATATCAAAGAAAGAAGGAATCTCGGCTTTATATTGTGGTAAGGAAAAGCAAGTCAGAACTTATTTATTTAGAAAAGACCATGATTGGACAATGGCTCGTGCTAAAGCGTGGGTTAAAGAACATGAAAAGAAAGTAGCCCATGAGGTTAGCCAGGCTGGAATCATAGATGAAATAGATTACCTTAAAGGGCTTATAGAGGAAGCGGGGCTTTCAGATGAAGGGAAGGAATCATTTGAGGATTTAATGCGTGTATCAGGATACGACAATCCTGTTTATATAGAACCTGAAGATACTATGCTTCAGGATTCACTTAAAATACTAGGCGAAATAATCAAAGAACAATTGGAGGTACTATAATGCCAGAACTTAAAGAAGAACTGGAACAGACAATAAAACCCTTGACTGATAAAGTTAAGGAATTAGAGAACGAATTAAAAGAGTATAAGGAAAAAGATATTACTCGCAAAGTCCCTGCTGATGAAGTAAAGGTTATTAAAGATGCAGGAGACCAACCTTGGGAATCTCTAGGGCAACAGCTTATAGCAGTTAAAGACTTTGCTATGAGTGGTGGACTAAGGGCAGACCCAAGACTAAAAGCCCCTACTGGGCTTTCAGAGGGTCAACCCTCAGAGGGTGGCTTTCTAGTCCAGACAGACTATGCTACTTCACTTTTAGAGAAGGTTTATGCTGATTCTAGTGTAGTCTCACGAGTAACGAGGATGCCTATTAGTGCTAACTCTAATGCTATCAAAATACCAGCAGTTAGTGAATCTTCACGGGCAGATGGTTCTAGGTTCGGTGGAATCAGGGCTTACTGGTTAAATGAAGCAGGGACTAAAACCCCTTCACAGCCAGCCTTTGAACAAGTGGCACTAGAGCTTAAGAAACTAATCGGATTGTGTTATGCAACTGAT